ACTGTCGGCGCAGGTGCACCGCAAGCTGGTGGCTTTCAGGGAATTGACGGCGGCGATTCGGTATTCGGGAGCATAACCGCGACTGGTGGCGGCGGCGGTGGGAGGGATAATCCACAAGATGGTTTCGGCAGAGACGGTGGCTCTGGCGGAGGAAGCGCTAACATTAAAACTCCGGGCACTGGAATAATAGGGCAGGGAAACAATGGTGGCATAGGTACTGGCGGAACCACTGGCGTGGGTGGCGGTGGTGGCGGTGTTAGTGGACCGGGTGCAAATGCCGCCTCCGGCGGCACAGCCGGCCTTGGTTTGTCGTCATCAATAACGGGTACGCCTGTCACATACGCTACGGGCGGAAAGGGCGGTAGTCGTCCCGCAAATCTCGGCAACGGTGCCGATGGCGCTGCGAATACGGGCACAGGCGGCGGGGGCCAATCAGGCTTTTCTGGCACGACTGGTGGCGCCGGTGGCAGCGGCATCGTGGTCATCCGGTATGTAACTCCATATTAAGCGGGACAAAGTTTACAACGCGAGCCAATACCCAAGGACAGAGTAACACGGCCAGCGAGCCGTACAAAGGAGACAGTTCCAATGAGACAATGGTTTATTCTAGTCGCAGTACTTCTATCCGGGTGCATCACCGTGCCCCAGGTGCAGGAAATAGTGGCGGTTGTGCGTCCAGAGCCGGTGCCGACGGTTGTGATGGTGGCCGATGAGCCCGCCCCCATACTTCCGGAGCCCGTGCCTGCGAGCAGGCCGGTCTACGACCACGGCAGACACCTGACCTGGTACACGGCTGGGGGCAAACTGGTGCACCAGTGGGAGGATGGGTTCCTGCCGATCTTCGAGGCCAACTCTGCCCTATGCGTCGCTGGCGCCAGTCGGTACTGGATGGACAAGACGGGCATCGAGATACCGACCCCGACGTTGCTTGGTACGCGGGTAAAGGTGCTGTCCTACTACTCGATTGGCGGTACCTATGACGACGGCTCTCCCGCCCGTGTTCCGGACCAGTGTGACTACACTGTGGAGTTCACCGAGGGCTTCTACTTCAACTTCTCCTACGCGCATGGCCGGGACGCAATCGCGGGCGGGTCGCACAGCGGGAACGGCATCTATTGGGCCGGCCGGCCGGGGAATATGGTGTATCTGACGGCCAACCACAAGCAGTCTTACAAAGGGCTTCGGACAGGGATCCGGGCGAACGAGTAGCAGCTCGGCTTCCAGGCGACCCCACGATGGGGAGGAAGTGAGAGACCTCAAACGAATATGCACTTAAGATGATCCCGAATCCGTTCGCTTTGTAAACCAATAGGATATAAATAACCTTGGATGATTAGACGCACCTTGGATGATTAGACGATACTAGTCAATCCAATAAGATCGCAGTTGAGAGGCTATGGCCTCAAAAGAGAGTAGAACGCATAAGATGACTGATAACCCCCTCCGAGTAAGACGTAAAATGGATGATGCTGTATGGAAAGTTGCCGGATATCTGTTAGATCTTCTGTTAATCATTGCAATCGGCATTATCGCGTGGATGTCCACCCAGTTATATACTATTCATGGAGATATGCGAGGCTTTTCGACCAGACAAGATAAGATCATTGAATCTCTTATTGAGATGCAATCCTGTCAGAAAGAAGTGACGCGGGAGTTACAACTACTAAAAGAGTGGCAGTCCGGCACTGAGGCATCCCAATTTACAATGTCTGACGGCTTTGAAATGGCTAAAGAGTTTGCGAAGCTCAAAGAATTTATCGCAAAGATCCCTCTAGAATCACCGCCTAGCTGGTTCAAAAATCAAGTGGATGAAAACAGCGCTGATATTAAAGAGCTTAATGCGCTATTACTAGCACATATATCAAATCGGGCTGAGCATTCCCGATGAATATCATATCAATTGGGGATTCGTGGGGTAAAGTAGTTGCAGGTGGTGGAACCGCTTGGCCCGAAACCCTTGGAATAAGAAACCTCAATGTATCAGGATCGCGTGCTGAAGAGTGGGCCAATAATAAGAACAATTGGCTATCCAATGCGCAAGAATGTAAGGCTGATATTGTAATAGTTTCCTTGATGGGCAATGACTATATGGCGGCTCTTCAGGATGGTGTGATCTCACCCCTCGAAATCTTCTCGGGACTTCATAGCATGAAGACGGTTGTAACCGCAATGTTACCGGCCAAAATTATCGTTTTACTATATGCTGATCCATTTAATGGCAAAGATGACCGCTCGAATATCGCTCTACCGATCCTGAATGCTGCGATTCGGTTTTCCTGTATAGGTCTACCAGTCGCAATCGTTGACAGCAGCCTATTTTTAACATCTATTCACTTTGATGGAAAGGATATCCATCCTAATCAACTTGGGCATCAAACCATTGCCGATACAATGAGCGGGATGCTCTATAGCTTTGCTGGATAAATACTCTTACTATGGCTAAACCAACATCCAGACTCGAACTCATTGAATACTGCAAACGAAATCTCGGAGCCCCGGTTCTAGAGATCAATGTTGCGCCCAGTCAGCTTGATGATCGTGTAGATGAAGCGATTCAGATGTATCAAGAGTATCACTCAAACGCAACGTTCGAACATCTGCGTAAACATCTCGTGACACAAAATGACCTTGATAATGGTTATATCACGATACCTGAAAATCTCATATTCATTTCACGTATCCTACCGCATGGCGCACATGCTAATAACATGTTCTCTGTAGAATACCAAATGCATCTCAACGACATTTATTCGTTGAGATCTCCGGGCTCTGTATTGAACTACGCCATGACTAAGGAATATCAGGGACTCCTGAATATGCTCTTTGATAATGGGTGTGACCAGCCGATTCGTTTTAGACGCCATTTAGATAGACTCTATATTGATGATATTGTGACTGACTTTGCAGTGGATGATTATATTGTCATCGAAGGGTATTCCACAATTGATCCCGATGAATATACCGATGTCTATAACGATGCTTTCCTCAAGCGATATCTCACTGCCTTGATTAAACGCCAGTGGGGAACCAACATGAAGAAGTTCACCGGCATGCAATTACCGGGTGGTGTTGAGATGAACGGCCAAACCATTTTTGATGAAGCGCAGGCTGATATTGAGAAGATTGAAACAGAGATGCAGCTTCGATATGAAGAGCCACCTGCAATGGCCATAGGGTAAACAACATGGCTACCAATCCATATTTCAAATCGTTCGAGGGAGGGGTCGCGACAGAGCAAGCGCTCTATGAAGATCTTGTCATCGAGTCGATTCAGATGTATGGATTTGAGGCGCAGTATCTCCCTCGGCACATCCTTGAAGAAGACGATTTGCTTAATGAAGAGGTGCTGTCAAAATTTGATAAGGCATATGAACTCGAAATGTACATCACTGATGTTGATGGATTTGAGGGTGAGGACTTTTTAAGTAAGTTCGGTTTACAAATCACCGACCAATGCACACTCGTCGTATCTGTGAAGAGATGGGAAGAGGTTGTAGGTGAAGGCGATCCCTATGCTGTTGCGGATCCTTATAAAGTAGTCGAACCATATCGCCCAAGAGAAGGCGATCTAATTTACATTCCATTCAGTGGAAATCTTTTTGAAATACGTTTCGTTGAAGACCAAGTCCCATTCTTCCAATTGAATAACGTTCCCGTATACGGCCTGCGCTGTGAGATGTTCAAATACGAAAATCAGGCATTTGATACGGGTGTTGATGTGATTGATGAGATTGAACATAACGTAGCGCCGAGTGTGAATGCTAAGATTACTGTCCTATCAGGAACATTTGTATCCACCGAGAAATTGACACTTACGACACCGAGTGGTATTACCATTCTAGCTGAACTTGCAGGATCTATTGAGACTGCCTCGGGTACCGTCGTCAGCCTGACTAATATAACCTATCCCGCGGGCGGGTTCGTCAGCCTGACAGCCGGCACCAGTGTCCTAGGTGATACATCGGGTGCGAAAGGGATTGTGGGTAATGTAATAGGGATTGACGATCCATTCCATTATCTGCAAACCAATGATCAGTTCCAAGATAATGCTGAGTTTGAACAGGAGAAGATCGATATCATTGACTTCACAGAAACCAATCCGTTTGGAGATTTGTAATGGGTGCGGCAGGAAACACTGGCTATTACTATTATGAGACCATCCGTAAAACGGTTGCTGTCTTCGGCGCGCTATTCAACGATATTCATACCGGTCGAAAGCTTAGTTCTGGCGCGCTCGCGAGCGTAGCGCGAGTACCATTATCTTACGGGCCTAGAAGTAAGTTCCTTTCACGGATTCGGGAAGATAAGAATGCCAGTGAAGTGGGAATCAAACTTCCACGGATGTCGTTCGAAATCACTGGCATTGACTATGACGCTGTTAGTAAACTTAATAGCATCAATCGTAGAAAGTTCTGTGTAACCGGAAGTGACACTCAACGTGATTCAGCTTTCACTGCGGTGCCATATAATCTAAGCATTGATTTGAACATTTTTTCCCGTACCCAGGATGAGATCCTTCAAATACTTGAGCAGATCCTTCCAGTGTTTACACCCGATTATACAGTATCGATCAAAGGGATGGAAGGTCCTGGAACTGTTACCGATGTGCCATTCATTCTGTCAGGTGTTAATTTGAGTGATGAGTATGAAGGCGACTGGCTTCCAGCTCGGCCTATCATCTATACTATTTCATTCACTTCAAAAGTTAAGTTCCTTGGAGGCTTAACACGCCAGGGCATCATCGAAAGGGCGATGATAAACTTCCGTGATACTACAACGCTCGAATTCTTTGGAGAGAAGGTCGTGGCGGTTGGCGATGATGACACTATTATATCATACATCTCATCAATCAATCCTGACCGCAAATATAAAATCACATTTGAAGATCCTGCAGAATTCAGTATTGGAGAGAATGCGATTGGTGCTGATACTGGATACGCCGGTCTTGTTTACTCAGTGAGTGGCAATTACATCATTGTCAACCGTCTTGAAAATATGTATGATTTTGATGTTAGTTATGGTATTGGTGAAGAGCTCATCGGCGAAACCTCGGAAGCGATGCAGCAAATTGTTATGATTGAACTATAT